CACCGCGTGTTAGCTGGAGTGCGTCAGGCTACGCAAGAGGTCTACGATCATTCATACTGGATCGTGTAACGGCCATTCATGCCGTAGAATTTTCGGTATATAAACCAGGCTACGGATTTGCTGGTACAGCAGACGCTCTATTAGATATTGATGGAGATGGGCCATTCATAGTGGACTGGAAGACAGCTAAAGAAGTTAGGTCAGATGACATGATCGAACAATTCTGTCATCAACTTGGAGCGTATAGTCTAGGTCTACAGCATCTCACAGGCATAAAACCAAAATACGGAGCAGTTGTGGTAGCCCGTAGAAGTGGAAAACCCCAAATAAAAATCCTCAACAATTTAGAATTGCGAGGATCAGAAAGTATATTTCTAGATAGAGTGGATCGTTACCACAAAAACCTAAAAGAATTAGCTGTTGTTTAAATTATAAAATACATAAGTACAATATTCACCGGCTAAAAGATCAGGGTAAAAAGGATACTCGAAGTGTACGTCATCTAGTACATCAGCATTATGTTCTCTTTTTACACCGATTAAATCTAAAGTGTTCTTGATAAGATGTTCTTCTCCATCTTCTAAAGAGTCTTTAACATTATTGGCTATGTAAGATGCCCAATAAATGGGCAGTCTTACTTGTATTAATGTTGGATCGTTAGTCATTGCGATAAGTCCTCAAATCTACGTTTAGCATTTTTCTCTGCTACATAGCAGATACGTTCTTTATCCCAATTTGGGTGTTTTTTAGAAAAATAATCATAAGCCTCATCATAAAAATTTTCTAATAAATCTGTATTCTGTGAGTTACTCATAATCATCTTCCTCATTACCTGGATCGGGATATATACCCGCATCTTCCAAATCTCGAATCGCATCATCTTCACGTTGGCTGTCCAGTGCAGATTGATGGAAGTGTAAAAAAGAATCAGACATTTTTACTATCCCTCACAGTGTCTATAGCTTCATAAACTTGTTCAGAAAACCAATCTGAATTTGTAATAACATCAAGTTCATGGTTAACTAATTCTTGAACATAAGCCTTGATAACTTCAGCAAGTTTAATGCCAAAATGTTCATCAATTTTATCAATAATTGGATCGCTAGTCATACTTTTTTAAACCTCGTAAGTAATTTTGAATATAATTCGATACCTTTAAAATATGAAATAGTATCTCCGTCAGCTAGTGCAGCTTCCGCAGTATCTAACACATTATCTAAAATGGTATCTTTATTGTCTTTAATCTTTTTATCTGGATCGGGTTTAGCCTGTTCCCATTTATATAGATTAAAGGAGTCTTTGTAATATCTATATGCCGTAGACTTAGGAATCTCGAAATCAGTATGCAGTATATCGCATATATCCAAACGAGTTAATTTTTCCTTTGGATCTTTTTTGGATTCGTTATCTACCAGACATTTATAGATGAAGTTTTCAGCCTCTTCTTTAGTCATCTTCAAAAGTTGCATACTTATTGAATAGATGCTCAAAAGCATTAAAAAGAACAGTTTGATTATCTGGATCGGCCTGAGAATAACAAAATGCGAGAGACTGCACAAAACTACCCCCGAACCTATCCATATTTTCTAGAGCCTTATATATCTGATATTTATTCATATTCCGTATCTCTCCTTTAGCTCTTCAACATCTTCTCTAGATAGTTGTTGCTTACATATTGTGATTAATATGTTGCAAGCTTTATGAACATAATAATGTCCCTCTATGGGAAACAATTCCTTTAACTTAGTCATCATACTGACTAAGACTTTAATTTCATTCATAGTGACGGTTAAAAACCTTTCACTACTGTTGTCTAATGGATCGACAGCCATAATAAGTGTGGTTAATGGACATTACAATATTACATGAATCGCCTTTAATATGCAATATTAAAATTCTCATTCATTATTCTCACTGATAATTCTCAGAATTTGACATTCATTATTGACTAAGTTATTTATGGATTGTCCATTCATTTTTCTTTCATTCATCATGGCCTCAACCATTCATAAGTTTTTTAAGCATAGTCATGTCAATCTGTCTATTCAAGATTTATTTTTTATTTTAATTATTCTTCAAAAAATTTCAAATAATTATAATGAGCAATTTTCAGAAAATCTAGTTTATAGATCGGATAGGCTAATTGATAAAATTTTAATTTCAATAAATAGCATGGATTGACTATTTACATTATTAGAATATTACTTTAATATATAAGAGTAATTTAATTATTCAACACCCAAATGAACAATTTTAACCAACTCAATCTAATTGATTCTTCTTTTACAAATTCTAATTTTGAAAATTTAAGAATTGATCAACCTTATAAATCAAAAAATTACAAACGTGTAGGAAATGAAGATTTAATAGGGACTAAAGTAAACAGTTCAGAGAATATAGAAGATATTTTTTGGAATACTGGAATTACAAATAATCCTGAAGTTTTACCAATTTTTACTAATTACAACGATCAAAGAATTGAATGCCCTAATAATAAAGCAATTTTAAATACAAGGACAGGCAAGACAATAAGCGTTGTTTCTAACTCTTATGAAATGGTAAAAAATGAAATGATATTAAAGGCAATAGAACCAAATCTAAATTTTTTAGATATTGAACACGTTATTAGTATGAATAACACGGCTAGATGTTTCGTTATTTGTGCTATCAAAAATAATGATCAGGAAGTATCAAAAGGTGATGCAATAAGAAGAAGACTTATTTTTGTTAACTCTTTTGATGGTTCGTATTCATTTAAAGTTATTCAATCAGATGTTAGATTATGGTGTTTTAATCAAATGGGATCAATACAGAATACAAAAAACAAAATGATTTTCAAACACCAAAAGGGAATAAATAATTATTTGAAAAATCTAGGGGAATTTATTTCTTATCAGAGGGACGATTTAAGTAATTCAATAGAAGAATTTAAAGAAATGAAAAATACAAAATGCTCAAGCGAAATGTTAAAAGAATTATTCTTGCATAGTTTTGAAGATAAATTAAAAGGTCAGATAACAGACAAAGAAACAAAACAAAAGAGAAATAAAAAGTTTTCAGATATTGAAAACGAATTTTTAAAAATAAAAGAGTTTTACAATATTGAGAGTGGATCGAATGAGCCTAATTTGTATAATGCTTTTAACGCTATTACACAATATGAAACACACGAAGAAAGCTCAAGAATCGATAAAACAGAATCAGCGAGAATCAGATTTGAAAGTTTAATTAGAGGAAGAAACGGAGAAAGAATTTTAAAGGCTAGACAAAAAGCGTTATCTCTTACTAGATAACATAAAATAAAATTTAATTCTGAGCTAGATTCTTAATTGAGTCTAGCTTTTTTAATGTAGTATTTTTAAATGATTTTAAACTGGTTAAGGTAGGATTATACCTAAAAATTTTAAAATTATACGATTCTTACTTATGAGATTATCTAGTTATACTAAGGGATTTGAGAATCTTATTAAATCTTAAGATGAGATTAGAGGGTAAAAAGTGTTAGTTTTTAGGGTTTTTTGGTAGTTATTAAAATATTATTCTAGTATTGTTTTATTATTAAAAATGAGTTAATATGGATATGTACTATATAGTATTTTCTTATGACAACCCAAACCAAAGAAACAACACTAGATCGCATTGTAAAAAATGATGTTATCTATGACGTAAAGTCAGCAAATTTTATTGACTTTATAAAGCAAGATGGTTCGCTTATGTATTCTTATAATTCTGTTGATGAAGTTTTAAAAGAATACCCAAACGCTATTGTAACTTCATTTGTTAAAGCTTCAGAATTAAGAGACAAAACAAATGAAAGAATCTACAAAGTAGATAAACCAAAAGTAGTAACTAAAAAAACTTATTGGTACCATTTGGAAGTGTTACCACCTAGTAAATGGGGCGGCATAGATTCGGCAACAATAGATCCAAACGATGTAATTGTTTTTGAATCGTTTATGAATCCCGAATGTATAACAGACAATCTTTACGATCATCTTTGTAAAATCAAAAGATGCGGAAAAGATAAAACAACTTATTTTTTAATTGTTGCTGACAAGTCAACAAGTCAGGAAAAATTATTAAATATCTGTTATCAGAAATTGTTAAAACTAGAAAGGAATAGAAAATGAAAAAATTTATTGTTAACGAAAAATCAAAACAAGTAATGATTAAAAATGATGTTCCCGAAAAATTACATAATATTGTAATTGGAATTATTATCTGTATCACTACTGATATTGAAAGAAAATACGACAAAGCAAAAGCTATTGTTGAAACTGAATCAGTAAATTTATCAGATAAGGAAATTAACTACGCACAGAATAAAGCGTTATCTATTATTTATTCTTAATGTGTTTTTCTTCTCTTTTTCCCATTGCTTCACTGTAAAATGTCTAACTCAAACCAAACCCGCCGCCGCTATCGTTTAAGTTCAGGATCTAATCTTAATTATGTTAGATTCGCTATGGTGTTATTTATTAGCGGTTTTATTCTTGCCAGTATCGTAGACCGTCCAGCGTTTAACAAATGTATGGATGTTTATAATAATTCTGATATCTGTTACAAGTTGAATTAATACACGCCCGCACACTATCCCGCACAGCCCCGCCCCACCTTATCCCGTGGGGTTTTTTATTGTCTTGTTTTTATTCCCTACGCTATCCCGCACAGCCCCGCCGCACGGGGTCAGATTGCAAAATAAAAAATTTTATCTATTCCTACAGGGAACTTACTGATAAATCAAGTCATAAGTTATAAAATACTACAATATAATAATACTATAATATTACTCTAGTGTCAACTACTTTTGCTTTGCTTCTACTTGAATTGATAGTTGTGGAGTGTTTAAATTAATATTCTCTACACTCTCTCCTAGTACTTTACCGAGTGAATCCAGTATCTGAGCAGCCGTCTGTAGCTGTCCTTTCCTTACAGCCTGTTCAAATAACCTCATTCTCATCCCCTGGAGTCGTGAAACCATCTTTTCTCTATCCTGCTCCCAATCCTCATCGTTCCATTTCTTCACCTGTTTCCAATCGCTCCAAGCTGTATCTATCCCGATACCTTCCCTGGATGAGTGCTCATGCACTAATTGCCTGGTAGTTTTACCTGTCAACTGCTTTGAATACAGTCTTTGCCTTCTTGCCTCTATTACTACATCAGGTTGTCTCTTTCCACATACTCTCCCATCCTTCAAAGCTTGCTCGGATGTAAATTGACCATTTGTATTACGAAGAACAGAATCAGCCACGGACTAAAATTGTTGTTAATACTTGAATAATAACCCTAAAAACACGGTTTAGTCGAGAAAATCACGGAAATCCGTCAATATTTAAGCTATTCTTTACTACATGAGTACAAAAACAGCCGAAAATCTCTCCCTCCGATGGGCACAGGGGGAGGTCTTCAACGCAGAACAAAGATTCAGAGTCCTCGTAGCTGGCAGAAGATTCGGAAAATCCTATTTATCCTGCATAGAACTACTAAAAGCAGCAATAGACCGCCCAGGTGAAACATACTTCTACTGTGCCCCAACCTACCGCATGGCAAAAGACATAGCCTGGAAAGAAATAAAGAAACTCATCCCACCAGAATGGATCCAGTCCAAAAACGAAACCGACCTCAAAATCGAACTAATTAATGGATCGCTAATCGAACTCAAAGGAACAGAAAATGCCATGACCCTCCGAGGCCGAAGTCTCGCTGGAGTAGTACTTGACGAAGCAGCCTTCATGGATTCCGATGTCTGGTTCCAAGTTATCAGACCCGCCCTCGCAGACAAACAAGGATGGGCACTCTTCATATCCACACCAGACGGCACAGCCTCATGGTTTTACGATTTATGGTGTTACGTTCCAGAAGATGAAACAGGTGATTGGAAACGCTGGAGCTTCACAACAATAGACGGGGGTAACGTACCAGCCGAAGAAGTCGAAGCAGCCAAGGCCCAACTAGATAACAGAACATTCAAGCAAGAATTTGAGGCAAGTTTCGAGAATCTCACTGGTCTTGTTGCAGTCTCATTTTCAGATTCCAACATTTCTACCGAAGCGGAGGACATATCCATCGCCCCACTCCTTTTAGGCATTGATTTTAACGTAGATCCACTCTGCGGAATCTGTGCTGTCCGCCATCAAAGCATACTCTACGTCTTTGACGAGATAATTTTGACGGGCGGTGCAACAACCTGGGATTTTGCCGAAGAAGTTACAAATCGTTACGGAGTGGAAAGACGCATCATCGCTTGCCCAGACCCAACGGGATCCGCCAGAAAAACATCAGGAGTAGGATCAACGGACCACACTATCCTACGAAGAAGCGGATTTACTGTGTCATCTCCCAGATCTCCCTGGAAAGTCCGTGACAAAGTAACCGCAATCAACACCGCACTATATGACGCAATGGGCGAACGCAGGACACTGATTCATCCACGCTGCAAAGAACTAATAAAATCTCTCCGAACTCTAACTTACGCTCCAAACACAGGTATGCCTAACAAAAACCTTGGAGTTGACCACGCATTTGACGCTTTCGGCTACCTCTGCCTCCAACAATTCAACTTGGCAAAACCAGAGACATTAGGCCAAACTGCGTTTAGAATATACTAAGAGACTTCTTTATTTATGGCTTACGGTTCAATGACCCCAAAGAAAAAGAAAAAGAAGAAAAAGGGAGGTAAAAAGAGAAGTGAATGTTCCTGTAAATAAAGCGTTATACTCCAGAGTAAAAGCAGAAGCAAAGCGTAAATTCAAAGTTTACCCATCTGCTTACGCTAACGCATGGCTTGTACGAGAGTACAAAAAACGTGGAGGTACTTATCGAGTGGAGAAAAAACGTGCCACAAAAAAGAAAAAGTAGTACAAATTCCAGATCCAAAGGTGGTTTAACACGTTGGTTTAAGGAAAATTGGGTTGATGTTAAAACTGGAAAACCTTGTGGTCGTACAAAAGGAGAAAAAAGAGGATATCCAGCGTGTAGACCTAGTAAACGTGTATCAAATAAGACACCTAAGACTGTCGGAGAAATGACAGCAAGTGAAAAAGCACGATTTAAACGTGAAAAAACCAGCAGTAAGAAGATAGAATACCAACATAAGCGTAAAACCACCCGAAAACGCAGGAGGAAAACTTAAAATGGCTAAATCTGCTGCGATGAAAAGATGTCAGGGCTACATAGCCAGCGTAAAAAAGGGTAAGAAGAAGAAAACCAAAACAAAAACCAAGAAAAAATGAGATTAACACCAAAACAACGTAGACAATTAGAGGAACATTCGGTGCACCATACCGATAGGCACTTGAATTATATGAAACGCAAAATGCGTGATGGATTTAGCTTCAAAAAAGCTCACGAGATGGCAATGGACAGGGTAGGTAAATGACAAAAGATTCAAGACTAAAGAGATTTGGACTGTCTGGATTTAATAAACCCAAGAGAACCCCTAATCATCCCACGAAATCTCATGTTGTATTAGCAAAAGAAGGCGATAAAATAAAATTAATACGCTATGGTCAACAGGGTGTATCTGGTGCAGGGAAAAATCCCCAAACCGAAAAAGAAAAAGCAAGAC